GTTTTGACTGTGTCATTGCTTCTAGTGTTTGTAATTGTTTTATATTCTGTTCCCATTGGGACACTCTCCTTTTTGTTTTTAGTGATACTCATATAAGTATCTATCAGCTCTCGATTAAGAGAGCTGTTAGATAGTTACTTGTTGTCTTGATATGCTTTCTTTCCTATCAAAAAGTTTCTGTAAGAAGAAGTTGCACATGACTTTTCACAGTACAAATGATAATTTGTAGTAAAAGTTCCAAGACCAGTTGCAGTCATTGTCTCTCTGTCAAAAGTAAAATCTTCAACATCGTGAATGTGAGCAACAACACTTGTAAACTTTGTTCCAATGATGTCATAATCATCTTCATCAAATTCTTCTCCATAATCGACAAGACCTTCTTCAATCAAAGCATCTGCAAGTCTATCTGAGTAGAAGCTACCATCTTTAGTGATGAACTTCTCACATGATAAGTTATTGCACTTTATCATTTCATTGTCAGAATTTTCAATTTCTGCCATCATCTTATCTTGAACATTCTCATCAGCATCTTTCCAAGATGTAATGTTCATGTTCTCTACTTCGTTATTAATATCCATTTTTTCTCCTTTAGTTTTTTATGAATTGATACTCCTTATAAGTATCTATCAGCTCTCGATTAAGAGAGCTGTTAGATAGTTACCTTTGTTTGTTAATTGGCTTGATGCTGAATACAACATTGTCGCCTGTTCTTGTGAAAGTAATGTCTCCAAGAATAAAGCAGTCGTTTGTACCACCTTCGTTATCCCAGAATCTATCTCTTTCAATTTCGAATGTTACTGTCTTACCATCTTCAAGTAATGGTTTGTTACAACCTTGACCACAAGTCATGTCTTTGTAATCAAGTACAAAGTTAGCAACAGCTTCAAGAGTGATTTCTCCATCAACATAGTACTCATCAATTTCTTGTCCTACATTTGCAACTTGAAACCAGTTAGCAAAGCAGTTCATGAAGTCGAATGATTTGTCCATGAAGTGAACATCTTCTCTTGTTATTACTTTTCCATAGTTAGTTTTAGTTTTATTCATTTTTATTTCTCCTTAGTATTTTTGTTAGTAACTCTTGTAGTTACCTATGAGCTCTCAGTGAAGAGCTCTTAGCTAATTACTTTGTAAGAAAGTTAAGTGCTACGACCAAAGTCGGAACAGTTATAATTCTCATCAAGTTAAAAGTCATTATTAGTATTTCCATTTTGTTTTCTCCTTAGTATTTTTGTTAGAACTGATTGTTCCAATCTGCTCACCAAGTTGATGAGCAGTTTGCAAAAATCATATACCCTAACTTTTGTTTGATACTCCATTTGTTTTTTGTATTAGGGTTGGCAAGTTTCAGACTTACCACTGTCCAGAGCTCATCTCCTTAACAACAGACTTCAGACTTATTCGCCTTACTACCGATGAAATCATTGTGTCTAAACGACCCACTTAATTTTGAGAATGCTTGACACGATTTTGGTACTGTATCAGAACGAGTTGGATTTTTTCAGCTTTTGACTGTCAGCTTTTCAGACTCATTTTTGGGAATTACCAGAGTTCGTTCTGGGAGTTCTTAACCGATTTGTTTATTTCATACTGAAATTATATTCAACATAATCAGAGATTGCAAATTTCAAATTAGGCATACAGAAGAAAATAGGATTAGTTCATATATTAGACCCTATAACTATTGGCTTAAATAAGCTCAAATATGGCTAAAAAATTTTTTTATTTTTTTTTGTTGATATTGCAATTTTGGACAAAAATCGTGCAACTTTTACCACTTATAAAAATGTATTATGGTACAAAATACCATAAATAGATTTTAGGTTAAGACTGACATGACCGATGCAAGTAAGACTACTCCAGCAGTTACCCAACCGAAAAGTTCTTGTCTTCCAATTTTTGTATCGACCTTATCTTCGAGCTCATCTATTCTGTCATGCAATCTGTTTTGACCATCAAGAAGAAGTTGGAGCATCTCCTTTTGGGTGTAGCCATTATGATTTGTCATTTTCTAAATCTTATTGTGAGTAACCAGATTGTTAATGTTACTAATGTGGCAACCAAAGTTATATCTCTGGAGCTACCAGAAAGTGTCAAGACTGCGATAGCCATTCCAGAAAGAGTCCATGAGAGATTCAATGTCTCTCTTATAGCATCAACAAACCATTTTAATAATTTCTTTATCAATTAAATTTCCTTAGTCCTAAACCTACAATCCTAACTAAAATTGTTGGCACAATAACTTCTTGGGATTTCTGTTTTGAATCTTCAGTCATGTCATCTCCAATATTTTTAAAATCAATTTCTTGTAAGTCGATTTCTATAATAGCACCTATTGGGTTGGCAACGAACTCTTCAAACTGAACTTCGACTATCGCATCAGCAAGAGTATATTCTTGGTCAGTATCTTTCTTTGCGAACTCCACAGCTCTCTCTACAAATTCTTCCACAGCTTGTTCAACATTCTCATCTTCTTGAGCAAGTTCTGCAACAACTTGAACATCATCTTCTTCTTCAAAGCCGAGCACTTCAGCTACGACTGCAACTTGTTCTTCAGTCAGCTCTTCTATATCTTCTTGGACAACTTCGATTACTTCTTCAACAACTTTTGCTACAACTTCAATAACTTCTTCGCTAACAGATTCAAGATTCTCCAATCCGACATCATTAACTTCTTCGAGTATCTCAACCACTTCTTCTGTCTCAAGCTCTTCCACAAATTCTTCAATGGCTTCTTCTTTAGCTTCTTCATATTCTTCTAACTCCTCTTCAGTAAATTCTTCTAGTTCTTCTTCTGATACTTCTGGAATATCTATTTCAATTATTTCTTCAACTACTTCTTCTAGTTCAGCAACTTCTTCTGCAACCATTTCTTCAGTAAGTATCTCTTCAACTTCTTCGGCAACATCTTCTTCGATAATCTGAATAACATCTTCTTCTTCTTTTAACTCATCTTGTACAGATTCTAAATCTTTTTTAATCTCTTCTTCTGTTGGTGGAAATAAATCATTATCAATAAATATATCTATTAAATCTATTTCTTCTTCTATAACAATTATTTCTGTTTCAAATTCTTCCAGCTCTTCAAGATATACTTCAATCTCAATAACTGTTTCAATAAATTCTTCAAACTCTTTCTCAAGTTCTTGTAATTCTTCTTCAGTAAGCTCTTCATATTCTTCTTCAGTAAGAATGAATCCCATGTCTTCAAGGAACTCATCTTGTTCTTCAAGGAGTTCAAGTTCCTTAGCATCAATCTCCATCTCCTTTTCAATCTCAAGTATCTCTTCTTCAGTAAGTTCATACTCTTCAAGTTCATCTTCATCTGCCACAATAAGTATGATGTCGCTGTCATCAAAAAACTCTTCTCCGATTTCTTCTTCTTCAATGTCATATAGTTCTAAATCTCCACGCTCAATCTGTGCATCTGTAAGTGCAATTCCATATAATTCTTCGTTCTTTTGCCTTTCATTATCTCTTTCAACTGTTCCATCTTCAATTTCATGTTCTAAATATTCTGCTTCTTCTCCAGATTCTAATATTACTACAAACACTTCTGGCTCTGGCTCTGGCATTGGCTCTGGCTCTGGCTCTGGCTCTGGCACTGCAATAAATGGTGGCAAAGTAGTTGTTGTAGTAGTGGTTGTAGTTGTAGTTGGTTGAATGTATTTAAAAGATATATCATCTACTAAAGTCCAATCATTTAATGTCAGAGTAAATTTATCTATAAATGTATCTAATGAAGTTCTTATATTGTAAACAACCACTTCATACATTGTCTGAGCTGAAACAAATTGTTGAGCATCAATAGTATTTGTTTGAGTTGTTGTATCTGTATGAGTGTAAGTTACTTCAGCTTGATTGTTTAAAGCTCCAATAGTAAATCCAACTTCATATATTTCTATTTCAAGTTCTTCTTCATCAACAGTTGTTGTCTCTGGTAAATCAAATTCATAAGACCCAGAATCTCCATTATGTTGTTGGTACTCAATGTTTATACAATAATTAGTACAACCATATTGACCAGACCAAGTATTGTTGTAATCAATATTATTTTCTACTTCGTTTCCACTTAAGTCCAGTTGGTCTTGTGGAATAACCATATCAGTAGATTGTTCATACTCATCTGGAATAGTTGTAGTAGTTGTTGTCGTTGTAGTACTGCTTGTAGTCGTTGTAGAAGTGTTTTCTGGCACAGTTGTTGTAGTCGTGGTGGTAGTCGTACCATCAAATGTTTCTACTTGTTCAACTTCTCCTTCTGGAATTGTAGTAGTTGTAGTTGTAGTTGTTGATGTCGTAGTAGTAGTTTCATCTGCAAAAACTATTGGAGTTGGATAAATTAAACATAATACAATTAATACATTGTATAGTTTTTTAATCAATAATTAGAGAGTTCCACAGTTACAGTTGCCACAGCAATCCATTATCCACTACCACCTAACTGCCAAAGAATGTCATTGTGCATCGCTCTCAATGTATCAATATCATCTTCTGCTTCTTCTAAATCTTTCTGGATTTCTTTTATTTCTGTTCTCTGTTCTGCGTTCTCTGTTTTTAATTTATCTATATTGTTAAATACAAAACCTAATGAACTCAGAATTATCGCAGTCATAACACCAGCAACGATTTGCTTTACATCTATTTCCACAACCAAACCTTATACTTCGTAAGTTGCTTTTGGTTTATATTGTTCGAGTGCGTGTTGTAGAACTGTCAAAGCTGATGTGGCAAAGCTCACTAATAGAACTTGTCCAATATCAGCATCGATGATTCCCATGTTAGCTGAAAGATAAACTCCGATTGCTGACTGCATTCCAGTTCTTAAAGCTTTAGCTATCATGAATTTCCAATATGCTACCCATTTTTTATTAGCCATAATAATTCTCCTAAATTACTCTTCTTCAGACATCTTAGCAGAAAGTTGGTAGCGATTATAATGTACACAACCTTTAGTCATACACTTCCAATTATTTTTCTTGTGCATGAATAACAAGTCTCGATTGCAACTAGGGCAGTTGAGTTTTATGTAACCTTCTTGGTAACTATTAATTTTATGTTATTAAGTTCTTGCAACATCTTATCCATCTTTCTTTCTACCATTGATGTCAATACAACATCAGTTGTTGCTTTGTTTGATAACTCTTGTTTTTCTTCTTCAAGATTTATTTTGGAATACTTTATAGTAACTTTATCTCCAGCAAGAATTGCATCTCGCACTTTCGGATAGAGTCGCTGGTAAGCATCTCTGCTCTGTGAGATTAGTCCTTTAGCATTTAAATCTAAATCTTGTTGAGATGAGCCAACCCCTAAACAACCACTAGTCTGGGTCGAGTCATTCAAAGTATGAATTAATATCCATTTGAAATTCGGTACAGATTGTAAGTGAAGCATACCTTTGTGCCAATCAGCACCATATCTTTTAAGGTATCTACTATGAAATCCACCTTCTGTTCTAAGTTTGATTTCATATTCTCCATCTGGAATACAAGTTTCGTGCATAACTTTTACATCTCTGTATTCATCTTCTAATGTATAACATTCAAATACACCATCAATAAACAAAAGTCCATTAGTGGCATCTTTGCCCATTTGAAATCTTTTAACTTCAAGTTTCATTAGCTTGGTTTCGGATTGTCATCTTTGACTTTCTTAACTGCTTTATACCATTCGCCAGTCTTGTCGCCTTTTCCAGCAGTCATGTCATGAAACAGCAAGTCAAGTTGTTCGGCTATTGCTGGATAGCTTTGTTGTCTATCTCTAGCATAACCATTATCTTGCTCATCTAATTTATACTGTGCTCTGTCTTCAATAGCTTGGTCATATTCTGCCTTAGTAAACTCTCTTCGTTCATTATTAACTTGAGCATACAAAGGCTTTTCACTTTCTATTTCTGAAGTAGCTTCAGTTCTAAATTGTGCGATTGTCTTAATTGCCATAATTATTTTCTCCTTTCTTTACCTTAGCATTTATTTTCGTAGTCCGTAAAGTTTAAATTCGCCACTAGATATATTGCCACTTTGCATAAAGAAATTTACCCCATCATTTGCCTCTGCAACAGTATGCACTATTCCGCCTGTATCCCCTTTTAAAACACCTGCTGAATTTCTATATGAAACTTCATTTGTTAAAAAACTGTATTCACTTGCATT